GAATGGAAAGCCGTGTACATCGAGAGGTGTAAGCACGGTTTGGGAGGGGCTTTGTGCAAACCTGTCATCGAAAGATGATAAGGCGGCACACTGCTACCTCACGAACGACAGCTGGTTGAAGGCTTGCAGGAAGAGAACATCTTCCGGACACTGGCAACCGTGATTCAGACCGCCTCCGGTGACCGCAAAATTCCGGTTGTCACCTCCAAGGGAGAAGCCGCATGGATGGATGAAGAAGCCTCCTATACCCTCTCGGATGATGCCTTTGGACAGGCTTCTTTGAGTGCGTACAAGGTCGGCACTGCCATCAAGATTTCCGAAGAACTGCTGAACGATGCCGCTTTTGACTTGCCTGCCTACATCACAAAAGAATTTGCTCGCCGCATCGGTGCAAAGGAAGAAGAGGCGTTTCTCGTAGGCGACGGCAAGGGCAAGCCGACAGGGATTTTCAATGCGACCGGCGGTGCAGAAAACGGAGCAACGACCAGCACGGCAAACATCACCTTTGACGATGTCTTTGAACTGTTTTACTCCGTGAAATCTCCGTACCGGAAGAAAGGCATCTGGGTGCTGAACGATGCCACAGTGAAGGCTCTGCGGAAGCTGAAAGATACCACCGGAAATTATATCTGGAGTCCGTCTGTACAGGCTGGCACACCGGACTTGATTCTGAACCGCCCGTATTATACTTCCAGCTATGCCCCGATTGCCAAAGCCGGAGCGAAATGCATGGCGTTCGGTGACTTTAGCTATTACTGGATTGGCGACCGGCAGGGGCGTTCTTTCAAGCGACTGAACGAACTGTTTGCCATGACGGGACAGGTTGGCTTCCTCGCCTCCCAGCGAGTAGACGGCAAGTTGATTCTCTCTGAAGCCGTTAAGACGCTGACCATCAAAAACGGCTAATGGTTACGTTACAAGAAGTCAAACAGTATCTGCGAATCGACTTTGAGGAGGAAGACCCGTTGTTGCTCTCCCTCTTAGCAACGGCAAAACAGCAGGTCATGAACGTGGGCAGAATGGACGAAGCACAGCTTTCCGAACACGAGGACACCGCACGCACAGCAATCCTCTATGCGGTTTCCTATCTCTACGAGAACCGCAATACCGCTGATTTTTCCAAGCTGAATCTGAGTTTGCGGTCGCTGCTGTTTGCACAGCGAGAGGGGGTTGTCTGATGGAAATCGGCACGCTGAACCAGCGGATTACCCTATTAGAGCAGCGAGTGAAAGTCGATGCCATCGGCAACCACTGCAACCGATGGGAAGAAGCGTTCTCCTGCTGGGCAAGGGTCACGCTGAAATCCTCGGTCGAGAATGCAGACACTGGCGTGACCAAAGAAGTACAGACCCTGGACTTTTATATCCGACAGCAGCGGCAATGGATGCCGTCCACGTCTGCGAACCGGATTTTGTTTCAGGGGGTGGTCTATGACATCACGAGCGTAACACCGGATTTTATCCGCAAGGATTACTTGAAATTGACGGCAACGGCGAGAAAGGCGGGAGAAAACGATGTCGAAACAAATGGTGGATATTGATGAACTGGCAATTGCCGTCATGCATGGGTTACAGGAATATGTTCGCTTGGCGACTGACGGCGTAAAAAAGGCAGTCAAAAAAACGGCTACGGCAACCAAAAATGAAATTGCAACCACTGCTCCGAAGAGAACAGGTGCGTATCGAAAAAGCTGGACAGCTTCCCAGCAGGAAGTTCGCAGCAACGCTCTGCATATTACCGTGCATTCGAAAGACCGGTATCAGATTGCACATCTGCTGGAAAAGGGACACATCATGCGAAACGGCAAGCGATCTAAAAAATATGAGCATATCCAACCGGCAGAGCAGCACAGCATTGAAATGCTGGAACGAGAAATCAGAAAGGCGTTGCAATGACCTGCGGTCAAATGTCCTACGAACAAATCGCTGCAATGATGGAAGAAATGGAACTGCCGTTTGCCTATCATCATTTTGCAGAGGGCGAGTGTCCCCAACCGCCGTTTCTGGTTTTTCTCTCCACGGGAGAACGAACGTTTTCTGCCGATAACGAGATGTATTTCAGTTCTAAGCAGCTGGATATTGAATTATATACCGACCGGAAACAACCAGAAACCGAACGGCAAGTGGAAGCCGTCTTACGGCGGCATCACATTTTTTATCAGAAATCAGAACAATGGATTGACAGTGAACAATTCTATGAAGTACTTTATGAAATGGAGGTTTAACCGATGGCTTTGGAGAAAAATAAGGTCAAATTTGGTTTGAACAAGGTACACTATGCAAAGATTCTGTCTTTCGATGACGAAGGCGTACCAACCTTTGCAGAACCAGTTCGCATTCCGGGTGCAGTATCCCTGTCGATTGATGCAGAGGGCGAAGCATCCAACTTTTACGCAGATGACGGCGTGTATTACGTCCTCAACAACAACTCTGGCTATACTGGCGACTTAGAAATCGCACTCGTTCCGCTGGATTTTGCAACCGATATTCTCGGCGAGAAATTGGACAAAAACGGCGTTCTCACGGAAAACAATACCGCAGAAGTATCCCAGTTTGCACTGCTGTTTGAATTCAGCGGCGATAAGAATAAAATTCGGCACTGTCTGTTCTGCTGCTCTGCCTCTCGTCCGGCAACAGAATCCAGCACCATTGAAGCAGAAAAGGAAGTTAAAACGGAAACGCTGTCCCTGACTGCAACCGCCCTGAACAATGGTTTGGTAAAGGCAAGAACTTGCGAGCAGACATCTATTGAAACCTATAATAACTGGTATAAGAGTGTATACACGCCGGATTTTGCAGCGTCTGAAAAGGCTCAGAAATCCGCTGCTTCTGTAAAAGTGTAAGGGGGGTGTGATGATGGCAATTCAGAAAAACATTGTTGTTGATGGAATCGAAGTCCCTTTTAAGGCAAGTGCAGCCATTCCTCGGCTGTACCGCCTGAAATTTCGGCGTGATATTTATCAGGATTTGAACGCCTTACAAAAAGCCATGCAGGAACAAAAAGACCAGAAACCAGACGACCAGAATCCGGCTGCTTCCAGTTTGGATATTGTTTCGCTGGAACTCTTTGAAAACATCGCCTACATCATGGCAAAACACGCTGACCCAGCCGTTCCGGCTTCTCCGGATGAATGGCTGGAACAGTTCAACACGTTCAGCATTTACGAAATCCTGCCACAGCTGATTGACCTCTGGGGATTGAATGTAGAAACGCAGGTAACCGGTAAAAAAAACATCGCCCGATTGACCGACCGATGACTACACCGCTTTTTTTGCTGCGGTGTGTCCAGCTGGGCTTGTCTATGAGCGATTTGGATTTTTTAACGATTGGTCTGGTAAATGATATGTTTACCGAGCGAGAGAACGATGATTGCCACTATAGCACACTGGCAGAACAGAGCGACTTTGATAAATTTTAACAGAGAGGAGGCGGACTATGGCAGAACGCATTAAAGGCATTACCGTCGAAATCAATGGCGACACCGCCGGGCTGCATCAGTCGCTCGGAAATGTCAACAAGATGATTCGCACAACGCAATCCGAGTTGCAGACGGTCGAGAAACTGCTAAAACTCGACCCAACCAACACCGAACTACTGGCACAAAAACAAAGCCTGTTGGCGAAAGAAATCGGGTTGACAGGCGATAAACTGGACGGCTTAAAAAAAGCTGCCCAGGAAGCCTATACCAAAATGCAAGCCGGCGAGATCTCCTTGCAGCAATATCAAGCCCTGCAAGCGGAAATTATCCGTACTACAGAAGCCCAAAACAAATACACGGACAAACTGGAGCGGATGTCCTCCGCCTCCAATCAGCTAAAAGAAACCATCTCAAAGCAAAAGGCAGAACTCTCCACCCTCAAGGCGGCTTATACGGATGTGGTACTGGAACAAGGCGAAAATTCCGATGCAGCAGTTGCCCTAAAGCAAAAATACGACAAACTGAACGAGGAACTCACGCAGAACACCGACAAGCTGAACGCTGCGGAATCCTCTGCCAACAAACTGGGACAAGCGGAACAAGAAGCACAAACGCCACTCGAATCTCTAAAAAGCACCATCTCCAAACAGAAGTCGGAACTGGAAGACTTGAAAAATCAGTACACGACTGTGGTGCTGGAACAGGATGAAAACTCTGATGCAGCGGTTGCCCTGAAACAGAAGTACGACCAGCTGAACGAGGAACTCACGCAGAACACCGACAAGCTGAACGCTGCAGAATCCTCTGCCAACAAGCTGGGGCAAGCGGAACAGGCGGCACAAACGCCACTCGAATCTCTGAAAAGTACCATCTCCAAACAGAAGTCGGAACTGGAAGACTTGAAAAATCAGTACACGGCTGTGGTGCTGGAACAGGATGAAAACTCTGATGCAGCGGTTGCCTTGAAACAGAAGTACGACCAGCTGAACGAGGAACTCACGCAGAACACCGACAAGCTGAACGCTGCGGAATCCTCTACCAATAAGCTGAGGCAAGCGGGACAGGCGGCACAAACACCGCTCGAATCTCTGAAAGAAACCATCTCCAAACAGGAAACAGAGCTGTCCAAACTCTCTGCAGAGTACCAAAACGCCTATTTGCTGTATGGTAAAAACTCCACGCAAGCACAGCAGCTTGCTGAAAAAATAAAAACGCTTTCAGACGAACACCAAAGCTGTACCAAACAGCTGTCGGACATGGAAACCGAAGCCAAACAACTGGCAACGGCAGAACAAGGTTTGACTGACCGCCTCTCCTCTCAAAAGCAAGATTTATCCAAACTGAAACAGGAATATGTAGATGCTACCGCACAATATGGCAAGCATTCTTCTGAGGCAAAATCTCTGAAAAGCCAGATTGAAGATTTATCAAAGAAAATCGCAGACGAAGAAACAACGGTCAAAAAAGCCACGGAATCCGCAGATGCCTTTGACAAGAGCATGAAAAATGCTGGAGATAGTGCCAAAGATGCCGGAAATAAGGTGTCGGAAAGCGAGGGGCATTTTTCCAAATTTGCCTCAACGCTGGGACACGGGGTTGCCTCTGGTGCGGAAATCGGTGCAAAATCGCTTGCTGTTTATACCGGAGCTGCTGCAACCCTTGGGGCAACTGTTGCCACCACAAGCCTGACCTCGTTTGCAGACTTTGAGAGCCAGATGTCTACCGTAAAATCTTTGATGTCTGGGTCTTGCGAGACAACCGCAGAGCTGGAACAGGCAACCGCCAAACTCTCGGACAAGGCTCAGGAGTTAGGGGCGACCACTGCCTTTACCTCAACCGAGGTTGGTCAGGCGATGGAATACATGGCGATGGCAGGCTGGTCAACAGACGAAGTACTCAGTTCTGTTTCTGGTGTCATGAACCTTGCCGCCGCCTCTGGTGAAGACCTTGCAACGGTTTCCGACATCGTGACCGACAGCATGACCGCTTTCGGATTAGCCGCAGACGGAGAATTTGCAGACGGTGTTTCCAATGCAACCCACTATGCCGATGTACTGGCGGCAGCGTCTACAAACGCAAATACCAACGTCGGATTGATGGGCGAAACCTTTAAATATGTCGCCCCGATTGCCGGAACGCTGGGCTATTCTGCCGAAGATACCGCCGTTGCAGTTGGATTGATGGCAAACGCCGGCATCAAAGGCAGCCAAGCCGGAACATCTTTAAAAACTGCCCTCGCCAACCTTGCCAGCCCGACCGATAAACAGGCAGCTGCCATGGAACAGCTGGGCATTTCTTTGACCGATACCAACGGGAAAACAAAATCCCTGATGGACGTTATGGGCAACCTGCGTTCTGCGATTGGGGGGACGGATGTCGCTCTGACCGATGCAGACGGCAACCTCCGCAGCTACGAGGATATTATCGCTGACGTATCCAAAACGACAGATGGATTGAGTAAAGTCCAGCAAATCGAGGCAGCGTCAACCATCTTTGGTAAAGAGGCGATGGCTGGGATGCTGTCCATCATCAATGCCAGTGACGAGGATTTTGCAAAGCTATCCGATGCAATTTATAACTGCAACGGGGCAGCCGAGCAGATGGCACAAATCAAACTGGACAATCTCAAAGGCGACTTTGTGCTGTTGTCCTCTGCTGCGGACGGTGTGAGCAACTCGTTCGGGGATAAGCTGTCCCCTGCCGCCAGAGAAGCGGTGCAGGGGCTGACCGAAGTACTCAACACGTTAAACAAGAGCGGATTTCAGGCAGCACTTGAAAGTGTTTCGGGACAGATTGACCAACTTGCCGGAACGATTCAGAAAAAATTGCCGCAGCTGTTGCCAATGCTGCTGGGTGGTTTTAACAACCTTTTTGTAACGCTGGTGCAATCAATCGGAACACTACTACCACCATTGATGGAAACCGTGCTTCCGACTTTGGTAACGGCTTTTCTTGCCTTGCTATCGCAACTACTCTCCTATTTGCAGTCTGCTTTACCAACAATTTTAGAAAGTGTATTGTCGGTATTAGAACAGGTCGGTTCCGAAATCCAGCAGCAAGCCCCCGTGCTGTTGCAAGCTGTAATAGCTTTGTTGCAGCAAGTTGTTTCTTTTGTTACTACCAACTTGCCGGAATTTATCTCTGCTGCTATCACGTTGATTACTGGTTTTGCAGAGGGCTTGTTGCAGGCTCTGCCGGAGGTTCTCCGTGCTGCCCAGCAATTGGTTGGTGGTTTGATTCGTGGCTTTTTAAAGGCTCTGCCGCAAATCATGCAATCCGCAGTGCAGTTGGTGCAATCTCTCAGCGATGGACTGCTGCAACAATTGCCATCTTTATTGCAAACCGCAGTCCAGCTTGTTTTAAATCTTGCAAATGGATTGATGCGGAACGCTCCAAAACTCATTAGTACCGCTTTGGTTTTAATCAACCAGCTGATTCAGGGCTTGCTGCAATGCCTGCCGCAAATCATACAGGCTGCTATCCAGCTAATTCAAGGGCTTGTCAATGGGCTTTTGCAGAATCTGCCAACGTTGATACAAGCCTCTGTGCAACTGATTATGGGGCTTATCAACGGGTTGCTGAGTGCTTTGCCACAGTTGATTACCTGTGCAGCAAATTTGATTGCTGGGCTGGTCAGCGGATTGATTCAAGCCATTCCGCAACTGATTGCAGCGATTCCGCAATTAGTGGGGGCTTTGATTGATGGCATTCTTGCAACTGACTGGCTTGGGCTGGGAGCAAGCATTTTGCAGGCAATCTTAACCGGGATTCTTTCCATCCGAGAGGCAATTGTCACTTCTTGGGGCGAGATTTTCTCTGACCTGTTCGAGCGAGTAAAAACGTGGGCAACAGAGATTTGGGACACAGCAAAAGCAGCCCTTGAAAACTTTTTGACCATCATCATCGACAAGCTGAAAGAGTTGCCGGGCGAGTTCTGGAACTGGCTGACGGATGTTCTGACCAATGTCCTGAAATGGTCAGCAGAGATGCAGAACCGAGCAACTGAAATGATTTCCAACTTCTTCAGTAACATCGTGCAACAACTTTCCCAGCTGCCGGGAGAGGTCTGGAACTGGCTGCTCAGTGTGATTGCAAAAGTACTTGCATGGTCAACGGAGATGCAAAACAAGGCATGGGATGCCGTTTCCGGATTCTTCCGCACCATCAGCGACAAACTCAGCGACTTGCCCGGAGAGGTTTGGAGTTGGCTGTCTAATGTATTGGACAGAGTTGGTTCCTTCGTATCTGAAATGGGATACAAAGCAATGGATGCGGCTGCAAATCTGTGGAACAACTTGATTAATGGCATCAGCGGTTTACCAGGGGAAGTTTATAGCATCGGTTCTGACATTGTGTATGGTATCTGGAACGGTATCTCAGATGTCTGCGGCTGGCTCTGGGGGCAACTCTCTGGATTTTGTCAAGAAATCTGGGACAACATCGCCGGATTCTTCGGCATCGCTTCCCCATCCAAACTATTTAAAAAAGAGCTTGGTTTTAACTTGGTGTATGGTCTTGCCGAGGGCGTTGAGGACAAGGTAAAAACTGCCGTGGATGCCGTAAATTCTTTGGGGCAATCCGTCATGACGGCAGCCCAAAAATCCTTGACAGTAAATCCGGATGTTGGCAGCATAGAAGCCGCTCCGCAGTCCGGCACAGTTGTCAATAACTACTACAACAACGACAACAGCCGCACCATCAACCAGACCAACAACAGTCCGAAGGCTCTCACTCGACTGGAAATCTACCGGCAAACGAGAAACGCAATCAATGTGTGAGGTGTGCTATGCGATTTACGCTAATACTTGAAAATGCAGCTGGCGACCGCATTGACATGACCAAGACCGCCAATCAATATATGATTTCGAAAATTGACGGATTGTATCCGCCGGCTGGAACGATTAGTACTACTCCCTATGCTGGAATGAATGGCAGCTACCTGAATAATGCCTTTATTGAAAAGCGGAATTTAGTGCTGTCGTTTGAGATGCGAGGCTACGGCAGTAACATTGAATTAAACCGCCATGCCCTCTATCGGGTTGTGAAAACCGCACAATATCTCAAGGTATATTATCGCACCGTCGGGATTGATGTTTACACAGAGGGGTATGTCGAAAGCTGCACCGTGACGAATTTCGGTGAGTTGGTCAATGGGCAAATCAGTATCATTTGCCCAGACCCCTACTGGTACAGCATGCAGCCCATCTATGCATACAGTCAATCCGTATTTGGAGCGTTTCACTTTCCCTTTCCGGAGAGCGATGAACCGTTTCCGCTCGGCGTTTACAGTGCAGATAAAACCTTGTCCATCTTCAATTCTGGCGAGGAAGTGGGAATTCTGATTACTTTAGAAGCAGCCTCCGGAGAAGACATTCCAACCCCTGTTGCAACAGGAGTTACCTTGTATGATGATGATACAAAGACCTACTTTCAATTACTTTTGGAAATTTTACCGGGCGATAAAATCATCATCAACACCAAGCAAGGACAAAAGTCGGTTACGCTGGTGCGAGATGGTGTAACAACCAACATCATCAACTGCATGACCTCTGGGTCAACTTGGTTTACACTCCGTAAGGGTCTAAATCGGTATCGGTTGAGTGCGTCAAAATACATCACCGCAACCATTCAGCACACAGATGCATACTTAGGAGTATAAATTATGCTGATTGAAGTTTACCAAATGACCGCCGCCGAAAACACGGTATCTATCACCTTAGAGGCGGTCTGCGATGCGTTCTCAAGTTTCCTTTGGGATATTGAGTACTTTCGGTGCGGACAATTTGAATTATATATTGCTGCCACGCTGGAAACCGTTGCCATCTTTCAAACAGGTCGCTTAGTCGGACGAAAGGACGACACAGAGCATTATGGATTGATTGAATCTGTCCGGATTCAGACGGATGCGGAAAACGGCGATTATCTGACCGTAAGCGGTCATTTTCTCATGATTTTGTTATCTCGTCGCATTATCTATCCAACGATGGTAATCAAAGAGCAGACCAGCTATGGAGAGATTATACACACAGCGATTCGCAAGAACTGCTTGCAACAAAACGAGCGTTTCCTTCCGGGCTTGCAGCTTGGGGAAATCACTGGCGACTGCTGGAAGCAAGAAACCCACTTGCAAATCAGCTATGCAAACCTGATGGAGTGGATTTATAAAATTTGTGAATTGGTCGGCGGAACGGCGAACATCTCCCTCGTTGAAACAAAACCAAACAGCCGCAATTATCAAATGGTGTTTACCCTGTCGGAGGGTGTTGACCGCAGCATTTTACAAGACACCTATCCGCATGTGATTTTTTCGGATGCGTTCCACAATTTGCTAACCTTTGACTATCTCAGAAACGCAGCTGCACAGCAAAATGCAGCTTACACATTAGGGGCTGGTGAGGGTGAGGCTCGTAAACGTGCATTTTGCACCCTCGACCCAGAGCCGACACGCTGGGAACGGTATGAGGTCTATGTGGACGCTCGTGACCTGTCCGAAGAAACACAAAATGATGCAGGAGAATCCGTCACCATCCCAGAAGACGAATACTTGAAAATGCTGGAAGAACGAGGACGGGAAAACTTGTCCTCAGTGGAAGAAATCAGCGAATCCAGCATCACCGCAACCGCACCGCAAGAGCAGTATCCGCAGGATTATCAGGTCGGCGACTGGGTGACGGTACAGCAAACCCGTTTTGGTTTGTCGCAAAATCGCATCCGACTAATCGGCATGATCGAGAGTTTTGACCAAAACGGCAGGAGTTTGACACCTACTTTTCAGGAGGGATGAGTATGGCTTTTTCATACGGTTTTTTCAATGCAAAGAACTTAGACCGGGTTTATACAGCAGAACATTTTACCAGTTATCTATCCAGTATCATTTGTGACGGGATTCAGGACACTTACGGCGAGTGTTTTTCGATTACACCAGCAGGTGGGTTTCAGCTTCGGATTGGAAGCGGCAAAGCTTGGATTCAGGGACACTATTTTCAGAACGACAACGGTTATATCTTAGACTTGTCGCAGTATGCAGATAGTTCCCTGCCCCGCTATGTCACCGTCGGTATCTCATGCGACACGCAAGAATCTGTGCGGAGCGTGCAAATCGAGGTGCTTGCAGGTACGCCAGCCGTTGCCCCGTTTATCCCGTCTTTCAGTAACAATGACACGAAAACCACACTGACCCTCTGTCAGGTGCGAGTCAATGGTGGGTCGAGTGGGATTACCGCTTCCAACATCACAGACTGCCGGGAAGATGAGGAATTGTGCGGTTATTGCCGCTGCATCCTCGGCAAGTGCAAGGTTACAGAGATGCTGGTAAAAATGACACAGCTAAAAGCAGACATGGATGCATTAAAAGCACGGGAAGATGCACAGGATAGCAAGATTGCATCGTTGGAAGAAAAGCTAAAAGCCTTTACTTCTGATGTAGTTGCAGCTGGGCAGTGCGGTGAAGATGTCTATTATATCCGCTATGCAGACGGTCATGTTTTGCTGCAAGGCTCTGGTGCAACCTACGACTATAGCGATGAAAGCACGCCAAAATCTGTATTTTACAATATGCCAGAAATCAAATCTGTAATTGTGCAAGAAGGCATTACGAAGTTGGGAAATGCCCTTTTTTACCGCTGCCAGAATATGCAGACGATTTCACTTCCTTCAACGTTGACCGAGTTGGGATACCGCATCTTTGCACAAGGCTCCGGCGGATTCCAATCTTATGGGGGACTAACAGAACTGACTCTTCCGGCAGGCATACAAAAACTTGGTGGAAATGCTCTGCGGCAAACGAATATTACAGAACTCGTCATTCCCGCTCGTGTATCTGTAATTGAGGATTACTTTCTTTCTACATGCACGAAATTGAAAACCGTTCGTGCAGAAAGTAGTGTGCTGGGTTCTTTTATGTTTGTGTGGTGCTCAGCGTTGGAAAATCTTACAATTTCCGTAAATTGTAAAACTTTTGGTTCTAACATGCTTTCCTATTGTGAAAGCTTAACCGCTATCACATACGAGGGAACAAAAGAACAGTGGAACGCCATTACAAAACCCACCAACTGGATGACATCGGATGCAAAGAATAACTATCACAACGGCTATTTACAGCGAATCAATTGCATTGATGGGGCTTTCGTATGGGATACCGAAAGCAAAGAATGGAAGGAGGAAACCGCATGATGAAATTTTTCGTGCAGAAACAGCGAATAGAACTGCTGGAACGGGATGCCATTGCAGCGGATCAGATTGCATTTGTACCGCTGCATTTTGTATTTGACGGAGCGTGGGAAGGGCTGCATAAAGTTGTACAGATTACGCAGTGTTGCGAAACCTACAATCTGATTTTAGGCACAGACGGGAAATCCTGCCTGCTCCCCTCTGAATGCAAAGCCGGTACGATGAAACTGAGTGTGTTCGGGTATGCTCCTTCCGACACGAAAGCTCTCCGTGCAACTACCATTCCGGTTTCCCTCCATATCAAGCCTTCTGGCTTTGTTTCTGACAGTGTGACACCCATCCCACCGACACCGGACTTGTATGCTCAGCTCTTACAAGAGCTGGAGAAAAAAGCTGCCGGACTACAAAACGGGAAAGACGGTAAGGACGGGAAAGATGGCATCTCCCCAGCGATAACCGTGACAGAAACGGAAACGGGTGCAACCATCTCCGTGACAGATGCAACCGGTACAACCACCGCCGAACTGCACAATGGTGAAAAGGGTGACAAGGGCGACACGGGCAGCCGTGGAGCAGCCGGAAAGTCCGCCTATGAAATCGCCTTGCAGAACGGATTTACCGGAACAGAAGCAGACTGGCTGACATCCTTAAAGGGACAAAAGGGAGATGCCGGCGAGCCGGGAGCAACCGGGGCAAAAGGTGACCCCGGAGAAAAAGGCGACCGGGGCGAACCGGGAACATCCGGAGAAAAGGGAGAACGTGGCGAAAAAGGAGAAAAAGGCGACGCCGGAACACCCGGCAAGGACGGCGTAAATGGCAAAGACGGGACAAACGGGGTTGACGGCAAGGATGGTGCAGACGGTTACTCCCCAACAGCAACCGTTACAGAAACAGACGCCGGGGCTGTTATCTCTATTACCGATAAAAACGGAACAACGACAGCAACCATCAAAAATGGAACAAGCGGAGAGACTGCCTCTTGGGGCGATTACACACCGGGGGGTGAAGAGGGTGAATCAGCGAAATACTGCACCGCAAAGCTGGTTACAGTAACAGGCAAGCAAACATGGCAGGTATTGCCGTCCATCAGTACGGTATCTCACAACGCTCTGGATATTGTGCCAGACGGGTTGTTTGTGCTGGATTTGTCGCCGGATGTGGATACACTCAAAGCGTCTGCACATACGCATGACAATAAAGATTTTTTGGATGGTATTGAGGCTTACTTAAACAGCACCTATTCCAAAGTGACTGCGGAGCGAGAGGCAGCGGACAACAGCCTTGCAACCCGTATCAAAACTTTAGAGGATAGCGTCGGCGATCTATCTACAGCCCTTGCAGTGATGGTGGAGGTGTAACATGGCGGTGACAATTACAGAGCAGCTGACAAAACTAAACCAACTGCGGCAGCAGCTTGCAGCGAATCTGACCACAAAGGGCGTGACGGCAACAGCCACAGAAAAATTTAATACACTCGTGCCGAAGGTTCTTGCGATTTCCGGCGGTGAATCTCCCACCACAACCGTGTTATATGATGCAACCCATCGGGACAAGGTATCTTTGCTTTACAACGGTACGATTTACAGCGTGGCAGACTTTACCGCCCTGCATGCAGATTTTTGCAGTGCAAAGAACAACTACGCTCTGAACTATGGAACAACCGTTTTTGGATGGGATTATAGCTGCTATACCTGTTGCACGCTGCCGATCAGCGTGACAGCATCCACGCAAATTGCAATCCGCTTTCTTTCTGGAAG